AACTATACCTTCAGTATGATTAACGCACTTGGTTGTTCATCAAATGGATGTAACGTTGAACACCATGCATGGGTAGGACAGACTGGTAACAACTATTCAAACCAAAACTTCCCAGAACCTAACTGGTCTGGTAGTTGGGGAATAAATAATCCTGGCTCCCAGAATCATATGTACTGGTTATTCTTCTACGCATAAGACATGAGTACTCTAAACGTTAACGAACTACACGCATCCTCGATGAATAACTTCGAGATTAACTTCGATGACGGAGAGTCGTTGCTTGTAGCAGGTACATGTAATATGACTGCACTCAATCAGTTCAGTTTACCTGCAGGAACTACAGCACAAAGACCTGCAAGTCCCTCTGTAGGCATGATAAGATTTAATACAGAAGAATTACAAGTAGAAGTTTGGAGTGGTAGTTCATGGATGCAAGTAATTAAAGCATCCTCAGGTGGTAACAATGGTGCAACCCCAGGAACAGCAGCAGCAAGTGTTCAAGAACTTATGGATGCAGGTGTTGCTTCAGATGGTAATTACTATTTGAACTTAGATGGTACAACTCGTAGATACTTTGTACCTGTTAATAGTCATCCATATTACCTTTTGATTGGTAACTGGGGTGGTGGTGGTGCTGCATTCTTCAGTAATGCATCATCATTAACAGGACAGAACTTGAATGATACGGGTGACACAACTCCTACGGGTAACTTTACATCTAACTCTACATGGGGTTATTACAGAAACGTAGGTAGTTCTGATTACAGACATGCAACCTTTAGTAATAGAGGTGTATCATATCGTTATGTGAAGATGAGATTCAATCTCTATAATTACTATTCTAATGACGGTGTTAACGGACGTAACTTCCTAAATATTTCATCAGGAGTTGGTGATGGTCTAACCATCATGCGTAACAACTCTGGTGCAGGGGATGGACAACACATCTTCACTTACTATACTGCTATCTCTAATAATGATGGTAACTCATGCCCATCAACAGCAGGAATGCAACCTACACACGTTGCAGGTGGTAACAACCCAGGTGGTTTCATGGGTAATAGATATACATGCTTCTCTAGATCTGGATCTGGTTACACTTCAGAATATGTGAGAAACTTTACAGTTCAACCAGGGGATAACTCTGGTGGTACTGGACCAAATGTATTCAATGGTGATGCATGGTTCACCGTTGATCTTGGCACATCATACACAGATGATATGCACGTTGTTATTCATTCAGACCAAGGCAGTGGAAACGAGGATACATACCTTAAGAGAGGTTGTGTGCTTGTTCGACCTGCATAAATAATACGAAGGAGTAAAAACTACACATGTCTCAGTTAAACGTTGATAAAATTGTATCACTAACAGGTGGTGGTGGAACTGCTGAATTCCAACTGGAGGCGGGTGGAAACTTTAACTTTGACTCTGGCACTCTTTATGTTGATTCTACTAACAATAGAATCGGTATTAATGATGCATCCCCCAGTTTTACGGTAGATATAACAGGAACGGATGGTATGAAAGTGCCTGTAGGTACTACCGCACAAAGACCTGGGGCACCAGTAGAAGGATTATTCAGATATAATAGTACAGATAGAACCTTTGAAGGATACTCATACGATCAAGACGCAGGTGCAGTTCAATGGGGTCCGATTGCAGGAGCAGGAAGTTCACTACCAGACCAGTCAAGTGATAGATATAGTTTAAATTATACAAATGGTGCATTATTAAGATCAGACGGAACTAACGCATATTGGTCATTCGATGGAGAGAACGATACAGGATGGTCAACAGCAAGAATTTGGACACACGGATATGTTGGAGGAGGATACCAGTCTGGTTCTCCTTGGAGAAACGTAAACAGAACGGTACACTCTACAGATACATCAACGAACTTAGGAGATATTTTAGATAGATCAGGTGCTTACATGGCAGGATCATGGACTGATACCAAGCACTTCTTTCACTCTATGGAGAACACTTATAGAGGTTCTTCAAACTATACCAATGCGATGTCAATGTCAACTGAATCTGGTTTAACGCACCAGTCGCAGTGGAACATGACGGTGAACAGAGGTTCAATGGGATCTCACCAAGATCATGAACACGCAGGAGGTATGTCTTACCTATATGGTGGTGGTAACTCAAGAACTGACGCTATGAATCTTAAGACTGAAACTATGAGAACCTCAGGTTTCCCACCAAACTTTGATGATGGTGGCGATGACCCTACATGGGGTGGACATGGTAGACTCTATGGTTGGGTCAAGAGATCAGGAACTAGAAGAGGTCAGTTCTTTAAGACTGAATCTTGGGTTTCATGGGAACATGGGCCAGGTGGTGATGGTTGGAAGAAGATTCTTCCTAGTATGTTAGGACATATGTACGTTGGTACAGGTAATAACAACCAAAATGGTAACCAGAAGTGTAACGACATTACTGGTATTCAAGTTAGAGGTCTTAACTTCGGTAACATGGGTGAAGAAAACTTTGAAATGGGTATGAGAAAGGGTTATTGCTTGGGTAACTATAATGGTTCTCAGAACAATAACACATTCAAAGTGAACTATAATAGTGATAGTTACAACAACTTAGGTGGTAGTTCACCACCATCAGGACATGGTGGCATGTCATCAGCACACTGTTCGTCCTCTAGTTCTGTATCAGGACAGGGCAACTACGATTACGGTACAAACATTCCTAACTACTAATGACAAGCACAACTTCAAATGACGTCATCGTTTTAGATGTCGAGAAATATCCTAAGGTGGGAGAGTGGGGAGTCCGTATTGGTACTTACCTAGGACTGGAATCATATCATCTTGCAGATGAATACTTTAAGTATATCCCTCAGCACATTACATATCTCAGATATACCAGTAAAGATGGTATCATGGGAGATAAGTTCTGGGGGGAGATTAGATACCAAAGATCTACCTATGGTGTCAATGAAGAGGGGACTACAAATAAAGATAAAGAAGTTATTGAAGAAACAATATACTCAGATTATGTTATTCCTTTCATGAAGGATGTCATGGTACTGGCAGTGCAAGAAGAGTTTGAGCATAGACATAATGTTCTTAAAACTAAATTCTCTACACTCGAAGAAGTAACATGGTCAGATCAGATTTGTGAAGCAACCGCATATCTTGCTGATAATTCCTTTGAGACAAAACTTATACATAGGTTAGCAGAGGTCAGAGACTTGACAACTTTGCAGTTTGCAACTAAAATAGTTGACAAGCAATCTGAGTTTTCAACTAAACTCTATGACCTAGCAGTTGCTGAACAAAAGATGATTCATATCATAAGTGAATGTACTAGTGTTCGTGAACTGAATGTTGTTTTAGAAGATTATTTCTCTGAAGCAATGTCAAATGCACAATGTCTTGAATATGGAAGATGCACAACCAATGAAGAAACAGGAAACATCGAAAGAAAACAACCTTTCGACTACTCAAAAGGAATCCAGTTCTGATGCCGATTACAGAGTTTCTGATGTAATTAAGGAACTCGAAGGTATCGATCAATGGGAAGGAATTGATAAATTCGATGAATCTCTGATGGCATGGTCAGAGCAACAACACTTCGGACAAACAGAATTTCAAAACAAGTATTTCGTTGTCAATAGTCAGGTCACACCCTACAGGCAGATCCGACAGGCAATGATGGAGATTCAAGGTAGAACGAATGCTCTATCAAAAAGTACAATTCAATTCAAGCGGTGTCTGAATGATATTGCTAGAGTTAAGCATGAAATGGAAAAGGAAGAGAATCCTTTTTACAAGCAGGATAAGCAATACGAACTAGAATTGCTGTATCTTGATAGACAGATTTGGTTAAACAAACTCAGACAATGCAAAGAAGAACTTGAAGGTTTCTTTAATATTATTAAAGAGAAAGCAGGAACTGACGATGCAAGTGAAATTGTCAAAATTCTAGAGGACAAACAACTAGAAGAAGTTGAAGAGCATAAGTATTGGATTGCTCGTATGGGTAAACAGTCTGCTATTGACTTGCTAACTACTGGTAGAATCCAAGCAGGTAACTTGGAATCTATGTTGCAAATGGCACCAGAAGATCAAGGTGCTGTATGTGATCTTGCGATGACATACTCTACTGCTGTCAATAGATCTGTTGGTGGCATTAAAGAAGCAGCAGAAGGAAGGGTCGATAAAATGATGGAAGGCAAACCACCGCAACTATTTGATACAGCAGGAGTTCTCTCAGATTATGCACACAACAACCTCGAAGATAGGCGTATTCAGTCTGCCAATCAATCCGAAGGTAAGTCCTGAGTTTATTGACGAGGAGTTCATTCCATTCCTGTTGAGAAATGGAACGGTAATATACGATCTATACTTTACTACAAGAATGCCCCCATTCATGCAGGATGCGATGGGGGATGTTTTTCGCACCAATAGCGATGCACAAGGTGCTGTAAAGAATGCTTTATACATTTCAGATAAGACAAGTATTCCCCTGTCTGCTACATTCAATAACATTTGGGTAAGACCCGATCAAAAGAACCTAGATGAGTTCATCAAGAACTTTAAGTTTCTATATGATAATGGTGTGAGGTGTGCAACTATACCTCATACATCATGGATCATGACTGGACAGATTCAAAAACATTTTCCAGAACTAGAAATTAAGAATACTATCTTACGAGAGGTGACAAAACCTAACGAGATAGTCACCCTTGCAAGTGCAGGTTTCCATTACATTAACCTTGATAGGGATGTGATGAGAGATAGAAATCTGCTGAAAAGAATTGTTGATGCCAAGAAATATTGTGAAGAGAAAGGTAATCCAGTCAAACTATCATTGCTTGTGAATGAGCATTGTTGGGGTGGATGTCCTATCATGCCAGAACATTATCAATACAATAGTACAAGACAGGGAAGTGAACCTCAATACTTCAATAGCACTATCAGTCGTGTATCATGTCAGCGATGGGATGCTTATGACCCTGCACATGAACTTAAAGCAGCAAACTTACCCCCTTGGAAGGAGGACTGGCAAGAGTTCTTAGATCTTGGTATTGATGTATTCAAGTTACATGGTAGAGAAGATGGCATGAGACTAAAAGAGTCCATGGATCTTATTGAAAGATGGCAAGATGCATCAAGTAAGTTGATGTTTCCTCACTTTGAAGAGTATATGGATGATGTCAAGATGCCTGATGCACCCATAAATATCTGGCGAGAGAAGATTAAAACATGTCAATTTGACTGTTGGGATTGCAACTATTGCGAATCTGTGCTAGACTCTCGATTGAAGAAGCAACAACGAAAAATGAATCCTCTGGTAGATCGTGCCATTCGTGCCATCGATGGTGCTGTAGATAACAACTCTAATTTTAACCCTCAGGGTTATGATGTGCTTGGATTGTCATCTAATAAAATCAGACACTTACTCAACAACCTATGCAATGAGCGTGGGACAGTATATGTTGATGCAGGTGCATACATGGGTAGTACAGTATTCGCTGCTCTGTATCAGAATAGTGCAGTCAAAGCATATGCTATTGATGATTTCCAAGATGAAATTATCAAACCTAAACGTAAAGACTTGCATAAAGATTACGAGAACATCACAAATCCAGTTGATGAGTTCATTAAGAACGCAGAGAAATGGATGAATACTGATTGTTCTATTGGATTCTCTGTTAAACCTATTCAAGCAGTACAATTTAATCCTCAGTATCCCCCTCGTGTGATATTCTATGATGCTGATGTCAACGAGGATATGATTCCAAACTTAGAACATCTTCATAAGTATGCTGATAAGGATTACATTCTGGTTATTGATGATGCAAACTTTGACAAAGTAATGGAGAGAGCAAAGGAGTTTCTAAAAGACAAGAATGTGCTGTGGGAGAGAACTATTCTGACCGAAAAGTCAGAGGATGCTAACGATTTCTGGAATGGTGTACACATTGCTGTAATTGAAAAGAATGATTGATGTACAAGATCAGTTCCTATCAGTAGAGGAGTTTACACATCTGTATAAGATGATGATGAGTTACAATATACTCTGGGAATCATCTAAGATTGTTGACGACACACCTGAGAATGTGAATCGTAATATGCAGATGGTACATTTCTTTTATGATAGGCATGCACCTGTTGATAAGACCATTGAAGTTCTCTATCCTGTCTTGCAAAAAGTGCAACCTTGTGCTATGATCAAATGCAAGGCAAATCTTGTTATGGGAACTGATCGCCTTATTGAACATGGTATGCATGTTGATGTATTGGACGCAGAAGATCGCCCATACATAAAAACAAGTATCCTTTACATGAATACATGTGATGGGTACACAGCATTTGAAGATGGTACTAAGGTGGAATCTGTTGCTAACAGGTTTGTAACCTTTCCAAATGGTTTAAAACATACAGGTACATCAACTACGAATGCATCCTTTAGAATGGTAATCAACTTTAATTATGTCTAAAATCTTAGAATCAATCGCCCAAAAAGAACTCTACATGGGTTACATTTTTGGTATCATGATCCTCGGTGGATTTATTAGAGAGTATCATGTACTAGATGATGTTTACTCACTCGCAAAGAAATATATTAAAGACAACAGGGTGATGATTATTATCACCTCTATCTTGGGTGGTGTACTACCAATCCCAGGCAGGGTAGCACTATCCGCACCACTACTGGATGCTATCGCACCACCAAGTAAAGAAAAGAGATCCAACTTCGGGATCATTGATTATCTCTCAACTCATCATTATTATTGGTGGAGTCCGCTAGAGAAAACTATCATCCTACCTATGGCAGCATTGGGTATTACTTACGGACAAATGCTATCATATACATTCATACCTTTGATTATCTGTTTAGCATACACATGGTGGTTTATCTTTACTAAAGTTGACCCTCGATCAGTTGTACCAAACATGGATAATATCCGAGACTTCAACTGGCAGAGGGCATTACGAGGATGGGCACCATTTATTGCAACGATTTGGTTCTTATTGTGTGTAGGTAAAGCAGGAGCAATATTCTTTTTTCCTTGGTTCATAGGCATGGCATGTTACTACAGTATCATTTGTAAAGATTGGAAGTGGGGTAAGTATCTTGACGGTCGTTTTGCTATTATTGCTACTATTGTGCTTGCTCTTGGTGGTGTGGTAGGTCTTGTTAAAGCACCTGTCATGGCATATCTCAAAGCAGCAGATCCTAGTATGATTATTCCTGTAACTCTCGTAGGTATGGTTGCATCATACATCATGGGATCGTCAGGTAAGTATGCAGGAATGACGTCAGCACTTGTATTGATCTTTGGTCAGCAGTATCTTGTATGGTTCTTAGCAACTGAATACTCAGGGTATCTACTATCCCCTGCACACAAATGTTTGATGATCGGACAACAATACTTTGGTACACCTCTTAAGAAATATTATAAGGTTTTAGGTGGATTGTGTTTATGGTTAATCGGTTACGCATTCATAGTGACGTTTATTGTATAAATAAGACTGTAAGTCTTAATGAATAGGTTAGATGTCTCAGTTAAATGTCGGTACATTGAATGTTGGAACTACCCAATTTACTGGCGACTCGTCAACTTTAAATACTGCACCTGCTACTAATCTATCTGGATTTCTTTCTGGGACACCACAAACAAATCAGGTGGTTATGTGGAACGGTTCGCAGTGGGTTCCTCAAGCAATGGAAGGTAGATTGCTAGGCATAAACGTATATACATCGCAGAACGGAACTTGGAACTCTCTTTCTACCAGTAATGGTAGTGGAACATGGACTAAACCAAGTGGTTGTAGTCACGTTTTAGTATATGTCACAGGTGGTGGGGGCGGTTCAAGAGTTAATGATAACAACTATCGTGGTGCAGGAGGCGGTGGTGGTGCTACTGCTATTAAATACATCGACGTCTCAGGAGTTAGCAGTGTAAACTATACTTACGGTGGTGGTGGAAACTACTCTCGTAATGGTGGTAGAGGTGGTGCAGGAGGTACATCATCTTTTGGTAGTTATTGCACTGCTACTGGTGGCGATGGAGGTTATACTGATAACCCATATGAAGGTGGACATGGTGGAAACGCTAGTGGTGGAGACATCAACATCCCTGGGGGCGGTGGCAGTATGTCACATGGTTCATCTAACGAAAACGTTGGAGGTATGAGTTTCTGGCATAAAGCAGGTTCAAACCATCATAATAGTAGTACTAACGCTGAGAACACTCATGGACAGTGGGGGTCAGGTGGTTCACATGGTTACTACTCACAAAACGGTCATGCACACAATAACAGTCGTGGTGGTGCAGGTTGTGTAATCGTCTACAATTATTCTTAAGTCACATGAAAGCATTAGTACACATCGAATCAGGTATTGTAAATGAAATCGTAGCAGATAATGCTACATTTGATGTTCATTCCGATTTTGCATGGAAAGAATTTGATGAGACCGCATTAGCATATAAGGAAGATGCAGAAACTGGATCTAGTTTTACATACGATAAAGAGACGGACGCTATCTCAAGAAAAACAGAGGAGACTCAAAGTTATGAAGTGCTGAGAAAGTGGGCATATAATCCAATAGAGGAACAACTGGATCAACTCTGGCATGACATCGATGATGGCAAACTAGGAGAGACCGCTAAGACTGGTATCTGGTACAACGGAGTCAAGAGTACAAAAGACGCTCATCCAAAGGGTTGACACCCAACTGAAAATCCATTATAATACGAGGGTTCACTTGGTTAGACCAATGCCCTCTTTTATTTTGACCGCAACTGACGAAGACGGAACTGTCACAACAAAGGAGTTTGAAGGAACACTCATCCAAGATGTAGTGGAAAAGACCTCGGACTTCTTGCATGGTGTTGGTTATGTCTTTGATGACCTCATCGTTGATGAAGGTATTACTGATACAGAGAATCTTATTCCCTTTAGTCTTACTGATGGGAGATCTCGAACTGTATCAACCGAAACCGAGGTGTGATCTCACATCTCATATATAAATTGTAGTTTACTTTAGACTAAAATCTAAATTTCAATGGGTAAGACGTTCAGAAGGGGTGGAAGCGAACGAGGCAACTACTCCTATGGTAAATCTATCCGAGATAAAAGGACTCGGAACTCAAAATCAAACTTTCTTGAAGATACAAATGGCAACTACAAATCAAACAAAAGAAAACAAAGATTCAATGCCAACGTCCAAGACGAAGATTGGGGATGATGATTTGTATGATGAAGTAGAGTTTGATGACAGTACCGAAGTAACCTACGAAATGGATTACACAACACAATACTAACATGTTATCCCCAAAGGAAGAAGCATACAACAGAGGTTTGACTCTTTTTGAAGAGTCATTATATAAACCTGATTCAACACTCAGGAATTGTGCGAGAAACCAAACATGCCTTGACGAACTTCTCGAAATACGAGATCATGTACTAGAATACACTAAGTCACTACGGATTAAGGGATGAGTTACCTCTACCACTCGGCATTACTAGACATCAATGAGAAGACTATGTTAAAAGAGTCTCTCGTTAAATACGTTTCATACTTACAGAAACGATACTTCAAAGATAAGAATATCTCTGAAGAATTCTATCACGCACAAATGGATCATATTAAATCTGTTGTAGATAAACTTCATCTAAATGATCTTTATAAACAATGACTATAGAAATGTTCTGTCCTCAATGGTATTACATTGAGACAGTTCCTGTTGAATACCAACAACAAATTGAAAAATTATTTGAACCGCAGATCAGAGACGAGGGCATCTATGTAGATTCCCCTTGGGATTGTAATTGTTTAAGTACATTTCAATCTCAGGGTAATCTTGATCTACCTTGGAATGATTGGTTGGAATGTATCCGATCAACCCTAGACAAGATGATTGATGAACTTAAACCTCAGATTGATATAGAGATCAAACCTCAAGAGGCATGGGCGAATCTATATAATAAAGGTATGCATCAAGAGTATCATACTCATGATGTTCCTTTTTGTAACCTGAGTATGTGTTACCTATATGATGTACCTGACGGAGATCCTTTGTTTCGTTTCATATACAACGATCATGACAAGTATAAGAAGTCTGGTTTAAGTGATGCATTCAAAATGCCAATACAAACTAGAATCATCCCTAAAGCATCTAAGGGAGATCTAATTGTATTCCCATCACATTACCCTCACATGGTTGCACCTAACCCCGTAGATACACCCCGTATTACATTCTCAGGGAACTTGTACGTTATGCCAAATAATAAAGCGTCACAAGAGTCCCCCACACCATAAGATACAATGCTATGATTACTCCTGTAAACAAACCTACAACGAGTGTTGGGATTATTAAATCCATCAACAAAGCACTCAAAGAGGCAAACAAAAACCCATTTTTATATACAGATGACGAAATCAGGACTCTCAAACAGAAAAAACGTCAATGGCAAGATCTTGAGCGAAGAGCAAACATCGAAGATCGCAAGGGGTTCGGTCAGTACATTTAAACTAGATCGTGTCAGTATTGAATACAATAGTTCATTTGATTGTGTTCAAGAAAACGAGGACGACTGGGTATCTAGTGTACTCGGTTCTGAATATGATGTAGTAAACTCACTCTATTAAATATACCGCAGACATGAGAGTTAGATTAGAACCCAGAAAAGAATCAAGGGAAGCATGTGAAATGTTCCAATACCATCTAAAGAAAGATGGTTTCGTTCATGTGACTGAACGTCTTGAGAGGTGGTATGTCTTTCATCCAAATGCCAATACAGGTTTTTGGGTACACCCAACAAAAGACCCTAATTGGATTATGCACAAATGAATGCTTACAAGATTGTCTATCATGACAGAGACACTCCTTGGGAGAAAGTAGAGATCATTACTATGGGAGAAGAATCAACTTATCATGTGATGGAACTGTTTGATGACAACATTAATTATGATGTACTTTGTGTTAATTCTGAGACATTGATGCATAAATAATACCAGTCAGCATATGCTACACACAGAGGACGACAAGATGCACTAAACCCTCTCATTATAATGAGATAATAATGATTCTATAGTGAGAAAACCTTATGCATAACATTTTAACACACAAACAAACTCCAGAATACAACAACTTTGATGCTGATACATACGAATCAGAGTTATGGAACGACTATTTCGATTGTTTAGTCGATACAGAAAACTTAAAACACAACAAATCAGCACGAAGAATTTGTAGGTATCTAGTTCCTGAGTAGGACAATCTATAAACTGTCACATGACCCCTAGGCAGGGGTCATTTTTTATGCCATACTATTAATAGTTAAGAAAATCACATGGCAACTAGAGCAAGAATCGGACTCTTACAAGATGATCTATCAGTTCTATCAGTATATCATCATTGGGATGGTTATCCTGAGTGGTTGGGTGTTACTCTCAAAGAACAGTACAACACAAAAAAGAAAATTGCAGAGTTGATAGATGGTGGTAATATGTCATCTTGTTGGTCAGATAGTGTATATGATTATGAAAAACAAGAGTTTGTAAAGAGAGATCCCAAACCAGAGTATTATGGTGGAGAAGATGAAAGACCACATCATAATGCAACTTTTCAGAAATTCTTGGATGATGTAAATGCTTGCGAAGAGTACTTATACATCTTTATGAATGATTGTTGGAAGGCATTTGAAATTGACACAAAGTATGATGACAACTATAACAGAGTCATTAATAATATCGTTCCTGTATCAATTCCAGAGGTAGCATCATGATCGCATTCTCTCAAAAGTATTATCCTAATCTTGACCCATACGAGCAACAGTATAACGACATTTGGTTCTCTCGTATGCTATCATTGTTAAAGGATGATGGTGTGTTATTCATTCCTGATCTCAATCTCTCATTCAACAAAAAAGGACAAGAAGTTTGATGCAAACGACAACTCAAACGTACAACATCAAAATTGAATACAACGATGGAACTATCGAACAGTTCACTAGAACAATGCCAACTAAACCAACAACACATAAAGGTAAGATTGCACAAAATGATCGCATGGTTAAATGGGTAGACAATTATGTTGCTGATCGATCTATTAAGTTGAATGTAGAGTGTAAACGTCATGAAGTGACACCCCTGTGACAGTTGCCAAACTGTACCAAACCCCTTGACACAAGGGGTTTTTTCTTGTATTATTATAGTATTGAAAGATTGATTTATGAACTTGAGACCACATCAGCAACGTGCATTTGACCGTATGCAAGAATACAACATCGGTCAGATCATTGTGCCTACAGGTGGTGGTAAGACTTATATCATGATCGCTGATTTGCTAGAGCAAATGAAGCAGAGATATGATTCAACTACAGTTGTAGTTGCACCTCGTATTCTGTTGGCAAATCAGTTATGTGCAGAGTTCACAGAATTCAGTCTCGATGCAGATATTATGCATGTTCACTCAGGAGAGACACATTATTTCTCTAGCACAAAAGCAGAGGACGTGAAACTATTTGTAAACACACATACTAAGCATAAGATCATTTTTACAACTTATCACTCATTGCATCGTGTGGTAGATGCTGACATCAATGTCGATACCATTTACTACGATGAAGCACACAATGGAACAGGCAAAAGATTCTTTGAAGGTGTGATGGGCATGACATACAATGCTGATCGCAGGTTTGCATTCACAGCAACACCTAAGTTTGGACGTGGTGCATCAAAGAATCGTGGCATGAACAACTCAGTAGTGTGGGGTCAGACTCTAGAGTCAGTACCCGCACAGGAATTGATTGATGCAGGTGCTATTCTACCACCTAAAGTTGTTCCCTTTGAGACTGATCGAGTCAGGGATAAGAACAACAACTTTGAGGTAGATGCTGCCAATCTAAAAGATATTCTAGATTCATTCGATAGTAATGAAGTAGCAAAAGTTTTGGTTGCTGCTCCTAGTTCAAAGATTCTAGGTTTCATGTTGGGTAGGACTGACATTCTACACTATCTCAAAGAGAATGGATATGACGTTATGCATATCACATCAAAGTTTGGTGCTATCATCAATGGCAAGAAAGTTGGACGTGAAGAGTTTTTCAATACTCTTACTGAGTGGGGCAACGATAACAGTAGGAGGTTCGTTGTTTTTCACTACAGCATACTATCTGAAGGTATCAATGTTACTGGTCTCACTCATACTGTTTTGTTGAGGAACTTGCCGATTATCGAAATGGCACAAACTATTGGTAGGGTCATTCGTATTCACAAAGATGATCGTAAAGCAGTTGAGCAGGGATTGATTCCAGTTGGTGCATTCAACTTGTATAAAAAACAGTTCGGTCAGGCAATCGTACCTACTGGTTACAAGTATGGAGATCGCATTGCAAAGAGACTACAGAATGTTATTGATTATATCTTTGTTGAGGGCATTCCGCCAGTATCCTATGTTTCGTAATGTGCCACTACTTAAAGTGGCACACAGAGGCACACAGCAGGGTCTCAGCATGTTATATTAATAATGTCGAAACAAACCACCGAACTCATTTGTGGGGTTATCCTACTAAGATATGAGAATCAGTGAGTTTTGTTTCGACCCATCCAATTTAAGGTCACTATGATTACACTCACATTGACAAGAGATCAATTCAATGAACTGTATGATGCAGTCAAAGATCTACCAGACATCTATAAGTCTGAAGCACTTGCAGGAGAATATGAATTGGATAATGCACACTATGATTTGTTTGATGCAGTTAAAGCAATGGATAAAATAGCATTAGGAGATTTAAATGTCTAAGATTGAACTCACAGACATTCAAAGACGTAATCTTGAAATCCTAGTCTTTGATGCACTCTTTTATATTAAAAAGAAGAGACATTCTCTTACAGAGGATGAAGTCAATGAACTTTTAACAATTCTACAAATTGACCACAAAAATAAGGTATCTTAATGACTGATAAATATTACAACTTGGTAGATCTACCTGATGATCTTTACAACCCAATAGTAAAACAACTATGGGAAGCATTTGAAAAACAGTATGGGGAACTACCAGACAATGCAGAACTTTCAGTTAGGGTTTACTACGATGAAAATTAAAATTGAAGACGTGACCAACTCAAAAAAGGACTGGGATGACTTCTGGTATAGTTCAGAGGATGGATTTTACTTTGATAGTGTTACTGGTCTATCCTATCAATTAGATAGTGAAGAGCAGTTATCAGTATCAGAGTATCAAAAAAAGATCTACGATGAAAGTATTAGCATATCTGAACTGGAAAGTCAAGCAGATGATTATGGTGTTGGTAAGTGATGTGACAGTTCACAAAGTGACCACTAAACCCCCATAAAGGGGTTTTTTTATGTCATTATAATAGTATAGTTCAACAGGACACACATGGATTTACAACTCGAAAGAGAATATGCCATCGACAATATGGCAGATTCACTCTTTGAACAAATGACAAATCTTATCAAGACTTCAAAACAACTTGATGCTCTTGCTATATGTGAAGAGTGGTTGGTAGATGGCAAAGATCCGCAAGATGGCGATTACAAATTCATTTTCCTTAAAAACTTTACACTAGGAGGAGACAATGCTTAAAACAGGAGATCTAACAGAAAATCAACTTGAGAATCTCAAAGATTTGTATGTTGAGAGAATGGTGGACGGTATGGACTTAAAAGCACTTATTCAATATGTAAGTGATGATCTATACAACTATGTCAATGAGTTACCCGAAGCAGAATTCATTGATGAAGCATACTCATACTGGGATGAGTATTTTGATGAAATTATCGAGGAGATCAAAGAATGAAAAAATCAGATCAAGACTTTCAAGCATGGATTGAATCATGTCCAGACATCCTTAAGTTTAGACTTGAGTACATTGACGTGAGAGCAGACATTGAAAACGTCATCCAATCTTATGGATATGAGTTTGCGAGTGAGCAAACTGAACAGGAAGTGATTGAACAAGTCATCGAAGACTTTTACGATCAAGACTGGGCAGACCACAACAATTTTATTTCTTACTTACTTGATAGGAGACTAGCATGACCAAAACAATCAATGTTCCCCTTAGTTACGATCAACTAAGTGATTTGATTTACTATCTTGAGTGGAAGATCTCAGAGATCAATGAAGCAGGATGTGATCTCGAATTTCCAGAGATAGAGAACACATTACAACAGTTACAAGAGACACAAGATAGACTCAGAGTAAGAACAGAAGAAGAATATCAACTCATGATGGACAATAGAGCAAAACAACCAGAAGAAATGTGGTAGTGTGCCAGTTCGATTAGTGGCACATAGTTTCCCCATTCGCTATGAATATCCTCTATTATAATAATAGTTAAGCAAAGGACACATGCACAACTTTCAAGAATTTCTAGAGTATGTTGAATCATTCTACTTACCTAGTCATCCCGATGTTCTCTATCCTATCGATGGACTAACAACTGGAGAGATCGCAATCGCAATCCTTAAGTATCTTGATCTATGTGCATCAACTGATACAGTCAACTGGGGCGAGGGCGATAGTCTTGACAGAGAAAGAGTCAGAGACATCATCATCGAAACAAGAGCAATCGAAGATGCTCAAAACCCAGTCAGGGAGTTGAATTTCAGATGATACATTCACTTCACTTTGGTAGAGCATTTTGGTTAGATGAAGAGCATAACTTATGCTCTTGTCCTTGGTTAAAGGATGGCACTCTTATGGAAGATCAAACCGATTATGTGAGTGACTGGACTGACTTAGAGGGCATCGATCTTGATAAGTTGCTCTACATTCATAGGCACTTAATTGTGTCCGATGCAGTAAACTATTATCAGGGAGCATAAAAATGACATGTTGCACAGAATGTGGTAGATCTGTAGATTTCGGGTCTGGATGGTATGTAAACAGAATACCATCCGATGACGGTTTTATGTGTGCTGAATGTGCGTCACTAGAGTGTGACCGATGTGACACAAAAATACCACTTGATGAAGACATTACACCTAACGATGTTTACGGTTGGGATGATGATGCCCCTGTTATGTTTTACGATTTCGCACATAGAATATGCGAATGTTGTTTAACACCAGAAGAAAGAAAACTTTACACTTTACAATGCTCATGACCTACGACAATTCAAAAGAAGTAACAATCCGATTATCTAAGAGAGAATTAGGATTACTCAATCATATAACCAGTGGATTATATCGTAGAATCGATAGCGATGTAACATCATGGGGTTCAAGTTGTACTGGTCATGATGTGATCGAACATGATAATTTTGGTAAGGATGCAATCCTAGGTCTTTATAAGGAAGCGAAGAATGCAGTAGACTCATTCTATACTGATGAGAATGAATTACAACTTCCTAAAGATAGCAGAGGAAACAGAAACCCAAACTGGTACTAGGACAGTTGACAAAGTGGCACAAATAAGGTCGCAATGGTAACCTTATCCATTATAATAAAGACATGAACAAAACTACTTCCAAAAAAATCAAAGGTCTCAACATCGAGATCACTTCTGGTCAACATGAAATCCTTGTTGACTTGCTTATGTCAGCATATGAACTAGATGTTGCTGAATTGAAAGACTGGGATGAGCAGACTTTCGATAATCTTGTAGATAATGTAATTGCAGCAAAATCTACTTACTTGTCCGATTCAGTCAGGGGGGTCTAGCATCATGAATGACAATGTTTATCAGGCAGTTTTAGACTGTTACAATCATCCCACCAATACAATCGGTAAAGGATGGGATCAGGATGAAACTCTAGCAGATACCGCTTATCAGTTTCAAATCTTTGACGATTTTTACTATCAACTTTTTGCCCCAATTTACGAGGATTAAACAATGACAATTCCAACATACGATTTTCCCCAGAGTCCAATCTTAATAATCGGATTCTTTGGTATCTTTACAGCACTTGCAGTTTTGTTTGTTGCTAACAGAGATTACTTCTCAAGTCCACTTAACGATGATAGAAAATGAGAGATTTAACAAGAGAAGAGTATGAACTACTCTATTCAGCATTTAAAAACTACCGTCTTTATATGACTGATAAGGAAGAAGTTTTAAGCGAAGGAATTTTGGATTTACTATTCTATCATTCATTTGACAAATTGGAGGGTGCTAATGTTTAATAAGGAAGAAGTTGAATATCTCAGAGAATGCTTAAACTTTCATTATTCTGAGAATGATGATCTCAAAGCAGAGATAATTCACATTAATGCAAACATACTCAAAAAACTGGAGGACTATGACACATAACAAAGTGGCACAAGGTGGGTTTCTTTTGATCTCACTATTGTTTATAATAAGTACATAACAAACAAACAAACATGAATTCAAAAGCAGTTTACACAACACCAGTCAATAGAATCAAGCAAAGAGTTCTATTTGATGATAATCTTGACAATGTTTCTTGCTTATGTGCAAACTGGGCAGAATTTGTTATTGAGATCGAAGAGTGGGGCATCTACAAACTAGGTGGTGTTGACTTTGATACTCTCACTAAAGAAGACATTGCTAGACTAGATCAGTTTATCAAAAATCAAAACGGTTACGAAAAGGAGGACTTTTAAATGTCAGTTTTACATCACGCAGATATGCTAGAATCCTTATTTGATGAGGAGTATGAAGCAATGAAGAAATCAGGCATTGCTGATACACTTACAGAGGAAGCATTACAAGAGCATTGCGAGTATATTGCAAGAGAACGATTCGAGGACTTATGCCAATGAAGACAACAACTAAACCCTATCTACATGAGTTTTATGTGACTCAAAAATGCACCACATACAAGTACTATACTGTTAATGCAGAAAGTATGGAGGAAGCAAAAGAG